ATAACCCAAGTTTCCCAACCACGGGAAACCCAGCCTTCTTTCTTGGCTAGGCAGTCGGGGTGATCGTGCATCTTCCATCCGCACGCTTCCGCGATGGCTATTCTTTGTTTTTCGGGTTTCATTTGATTTCCTCGCCCGCGAGACGGTTGTTGTTGAAATGATCGAGGCCACGGGCGATGTCGCCGCGACCTACGAATTGGCCCCAGACGTTAGTCTGGATGCCCTTTTCGCACTTTGAGGAAGATTCCTTCTTACGTTTGCGAATTAGCTCTGTCTCTGCGCGGCTTCGCTTGTACACATCCAGACGCTTGGACGCGATGCCTTTGGTCGTCGTCATAGGGCTTTTACGGTCTGTGGGTTCTTCAGTGATTCCTCGATCTGCTCGGTCGTGTACCGGTTCAAAAGCCCGTTCGTCTTGTGATGGTTCATCCAGCAGCGTTTATCGACGTAGAGGTCGTATCCCGCCTCGCGCATGATCTTGCTCAGGTAAAAGTCCTCCGAATACCGGCGACGGTTAAAGACGCCCATCTTGGTGATCTCGTACCCCACTTCTCCACGGTACTCCGCATCCTCGATCACAAACTCATCCTCGGGGCGTATCAGCTTTTCGAGCACATCCCACGTCAGGGACAAGGCACCGGTGCAGACTTCTTCGACAGTAAGGTAAGTATGGCCGGGAACCACCTTGCCTTGGAAGCTCCACCGGAGATAGCTGTCCGAAAGCGGGTAGCAACCGGCCACGACATTCAGATTCGACTCCCAAAGCAGTTTCAGCTTCTCGGGCGTCCACGACAGATCCGAGTCGAGAAACTGCAACCGACCGGCGTCGCTGCGCGTCCGCCAATGGTGAAACGCGAGGTTTCGCGCATGACACACATCACATCCCCCGAATGGGATGATATTAACTTCGTAGCCGATTTCCGCTGACCTCAGTAACGAGAACAGGGTTTCCCAACGGAGCATCCCGTCTTTGATCGGGATGGCGATTAACACTTTATTTGGATTTCGTTTCATCCTCACCAGCAAGATACAACTTTTGTATCACCGTCAACTCTGTTATTGAACAAAAGTTCGGGCGCAGCCCGCTCACGGGGAATTGGGCGGGCTGCAATTATCTCTTGCAGTTTTTCCCGAAACCGGCGATACGCACAGAAGATGACCGCTATCGCTACCCGGCTCAATACTCTGACCGATCTGATCGAGGGCACGTTTGCGCAAGGCAACAACCTCAACCAGACGATTGCGTACCCGTTCACACTGGGCAACGGCAACGCCTACACCCCATGCACGCTGAACCGCATTTTGCTCTCCTACTCGTACATGAGTCAGGGACTGGTGCAGACCGTCATTCGCCAGCCGGTCGATGATGCGTTTCGAGGTGGGATCAACATCAAGACAAACGAACTGAGCGAGGACGAGATCAAGACTCTCCTCTTGGATTTCAAGCGTTCGCGCAAACCCAACCGCAAGCTCTCGCGCAAGCTGAACCCCAACGCCGCCGTCAACGAGGGGTACTCGGATATGCGCGTGGCGAAGGACGTGCTGTGCTGGTCGCGGCTGTTTGGCGGTTCGGGCCTGATCGTCAACACGGCGCAGGACTTTCGCACCCCGCTGAACGTGGAGGCAATCAACGAGGATACCCCGCTGGAGTTCATCGCCGCCGACCGCTGGGAGTTGATCCTGTCGCAGATGAACATTTTCGATACGCGCAATCCGTGCCCGTTCAACTTTTACGGCGCACCGCTGCATTACAGCCGCGTCATCAAGGTACTCGGCGCAGAGGCACCTAGTTTCATCCGGCTGCGGCTCCAAGGCTGGGGCTTCTCCGAGATCGAGCGTTGCGTCCGGGCGATCAACTCATTCGTCAAATTTGAGAACGTCATCTTCGAGTTGCTGGATGAGGCCAAGATCGACGTGTACAAGATCCAAGGCTTCAACGACAGCCTCCTGACCGACGACGGCACGGCAAACACCCAGAAGCGCATCGCGCTGTCCAACCGCCTCAAGAATTACCAGAACGCCCTCGCGATGGACGTGGAGGACGATTACACCCAAAAGCAACTCTCTTTCGGCGGGCTGGCCGAGATCTGGAACGAACTCCGACTCAATCTCTCCTCGGCCCTAAAAATCCCGATGAACAAGCTGTTCGGCCAATCGGCCACCGGGTTTGGCGGCGGCGAGGACGCACTGGAGAATTACAACGCCATCGTTGAGCAGATCCGCGAAGACGCCAATCCGGTCATCAGCGAGATTCTGGATCTGCGGTGTCAGCAGAAGTTCGGGTTCATCCCCGAGTACGAACTCATTTGGCAACCGCTCAAGATTCTCGACGGCGTGCAGCAGGAGACAGTCATGGCGTCGAAGCAGACGCGCATCCTCGAACAGTTCCGCGAGCGTCTGCTCACGGGCGTCGAGGCGTCCAAGGTACTCAAAGCCGAGGGACTTCTCCACATGGACACCGAGGTCTCCAAGGGACTGCGCGATGTCGAGCCGATGCAGATGATGGAGATGCAGCAGAACGCCGACGCTCCGAACACCCAGCCCGATGGCAAGAAGTCTGACAAGTGACGCTACCGCCCATCATCCATCGGGACAGCTACACGGAGTATGTGGAAAAACTCTTGCTGGCCTACCTGCAAGAAGTGCTGTTTGCGCCGGTTGAAGCGATGTTGTCCGCCGCCGACGTGCGGCAGAACGGCATCGACGTAATTCGCGAAGCCCTCGCCACCGGTCAGATCTGGTACGCCGACGGCGTGTTCTCGGGCCGGTTCAACGCCGCGATCAGCCGCGAACTGCGGAAACTCGGCGCGGTCAAAAAACAGGACACGTTCGTCATCGAGCAGGAGAAATTGCCCTACGCTTTGCGGGGCTTCATTGCCGAGTCCAAGATGCGCGGCGAGGAGCTACACGCTGCGATCATAGCGACGTTGCTGCTCATGCAGCAGAACATTGCCACCGCGCCGACGGGGATCGACTACAAGGTTTTTGTTGACGTATTGACGAAAGACCTACAAAAGCAATTTTCAGAATCAGTATCCGTCCTCGATCTGTCACAAGCCTTGACCAAAAATCCTCCGGGATTGGAGGAAGAAATTCTGCAACAGTTCGCGAGGGAAACGGACGCTGAAATCAAAAAATTTACCGCAGAAGAAGCCGCCCGCCTCAGTGCAAAAATCGAACTCAATCTCCAAGAAGGAGGTCGCACCGACCGTCTCGACGAAATCGTCGAAGCGGAGCACGGCGTTGCGCAGCGCAAAGCCCGGTTCGTTGCGGAAAACGAAACCAGTCGTGTCGTTTCACAATATCGACAACAGCGGTTTGAGTCCGTCGGAAGCACCCAATACGTCTGGCAAACTTCCGAAGACGAGCGAGTCCGCACCGACCACCGGGCTCTCAATGGTCGCACGTTTAACTGGTCGTCTCCGCCGGTGGTGGATACAGCTACTGGTCGCCGTGCTCATCCCGGTGGGGATTACAACTGCCGCTGTGTCGCCCGCGCAGTAATACCCGACGCATGAGTGCCACCTTAGAATTTACTCCCGAGACGATCCGCGAATCCTCTGTGGTTCATCGGTTCAACCTTGCCCCCGGTACGAAGAAGTTTCGGTGCAAGTTCATTGAACCCGGCCTCGTCTCTTACCGCGATGTCCCCGGCGGCGGGTTGGAACTGCTTCGCAAAGAGACCATCGACTCTGCGCTCGAAAGCGCCCTCGGTAATCCTCTCACCATCGGCCACGTTCAAGTCACTCCCGAGAACCGCATCGACGTGGAGAACGGCGTCGTGACCGGCGTGGACTACAACGCCGAGGATGGCTGGTACTACGCCAACGGCACCGCCGAAACCGACCAAGCCGTCTCCAAGATCCAGCAAGGTCAGCGCCCGTCCTGCGCCTACGCCGTCCGCGCCTTTGGCCCCGGCGGTGTGTATCACGGGATCAAGTACGACCGCGAGATCATGGACATCGAATTTCAGCATTTAGCCATTGTCGAAAAGCCCCGCTACGAAGGCGCGGATTTTCGGCTCAACTCATTAACCAATCCCATGAAACTATTCAAGTTCATCAAAAACCTCCTCGTCCGCGAAAACGGTATCGAGTCGTCCAAAACCGAGATCAGCGAAATGCCGGGTAACACGGTCGTCGAGATCGACGGCGTTCCTGTCCGCCTCAACGATCTTGCCTCCGTCTGGGAAGCCCAGAAGGGCCAGATCTTCCAAGGCTCGATGGACGACATGATCGAAATCGACGGTCAGTGCGTCAAAATGAACGAGCTGGTCGAGACCTACAAAAAGAACCGCTGCAACAGCTCGCACGACAAAAAAGAGGAGATGAAGGAGAACGCCGTGCCGGAGAAAAAGGAGGACGTTAAAGAAAACGCCGCCGCTCCCGCTCCTGTCGTCGTCAAAGAAAACGCCGCCGCCCCTGTCGCGCCGGTCGCAGTCGTCAAAGAAAACGCCGCCCCTGCTCCTGCCGTCGAAGAAGGCTTGAAGCACTTCCAAACTCTCCACAACGCTCGTGAAAACGCTGCGTCGCTTATGGTCGAAGAACCCAGCCTCGGAGCTGGTTCCCTGCCGGATCGAGTGAAGAACGGACAGAACAAGTATGGTTCTGCCCCTGTCATTGTCGCAGCTAAATAATCATCCTTAACCCACCACTAAAATGGCTCAAGTAGTACAAAATCAAAATCAGTTCGCACAGACGCCAATCTTGGCTCAAGTGTCGATGCTTCCGAATCCCGACATCGTGTCGGCGCTTCTCAACCCGTCTTCCACGGCGGTTCTTCAAGCTGGTTCTTCCGTCAAACTCATCGCTTCTACCGGTCTCGGTACGCAAGTGGTCGTTGATGCAGTTTCCGGCCCCACCGACGGCCCAGTGTTCGGCGTCATCGCGTACAATCTCCGCAAGAATCTCTATTCTCCCGGCGACGTTTGCGAAGTGGCGTGCAACCTCTCCTACATCACCCTCCTCTCGTCCGCAGCTATCGCTCGCGGCCAGAAGGTCACGGCTACCGCCGCCACCACGGGCAACGACCCAACCGTCGCTGCGGTCACGGTCCCAAGCACCCAGTACGTCACTGGCGTCGCTATCGACCCTGCCTCCGGCGCTGGTTCTCTAATCCGCGTCAAAGTTCAGCCCTCGTTCAACGGCGCTGTCTAACCCTCAACCAACTAAAATACTCACCATGAAAAGCGTATTCTACCAGACCGTTCGCCACAACTCCGCTGGCCAACCAGTGAAGGAACCGGTCTTCCTCAACCACACCAACCGTCTCTCGATCTTCAAGGATCGGAACCAGAGCAACGGTCTTGATCTCCGTCTCAACGCCGTTGGCGACACTGCCGACAGCGCGACCGGTTATCAGATCGTGATCGACACCCTGACCTACATCAAGAAGCAGGTCAGCGAGCAGAAGTTCTACGAAGTTGCTCCAGCCGACTTCATCCCCGTGTCCGTGGGCGATGGCGCGTTCGCCGCGAACATCCTCACGAACCGCACCTATCAGGTGGCGGATGACTTCGAGAGCGGCAACATCCGTACCGGCGCTGACAGCTCCCGTCTCGCTGGTGTCGATGTCGCTATCGACTCGAAGACGATGGCCGTCATCAACTGGGCAAAATCCGTTGATTACTCCATCTTCGACATCGAACAAGCCCTTGTTGCTAACAACTGGGACCCCATCGAGCAGAAGCATCGTTCGCGTAAAAAGAACTGGGATCTCGGTATCCAGAAGATCGCCTTCCTCGGCTCGACGCTCACCCCGTCAACCGTTCCCGGTCTCTTCACCACGACCTCGATCAACACGGACACCAGCACCATCGTCAAACTCATCAGCTCGATGAGCGCGGCGGAGTTCGCTACCTTCGTGCAAAACATCCTCGGGGTGTACTTCGCGAACACGAACAGCACCGTGTTGCCAACCTCGTTCATCATCCCATATGATGACTACCTCGGCTTGATGACCCCGGTCAGCTCGACCTACCCGAACATCCCGAAGCTCAATTATCTTGAGCAGGCGTTCAAGGCGATCTGCGGGCCAAACTTCAAGATCCTGCCCAATGCCTACGGTACTCCGGCGAACAACGCCGTCGCTGGCTTGAACAAGCACGTCTATTGCTTGCTCCGCTACGACCCAGAGTCCCTTCGCATGGACATCCCCGTGGATTACACCACGACCCAGCCAAACAGCGTCAACAACTTCCAGTTCCAAGACGTTGCTTACGGTCAGTACACCGGCGTCGGTTTCTACCGCGCTCTTGAAACCCTGCTGTTCACGTTCTAATGAAAGCCCAACCCGAACTCCGTGAAAAAGCTCCTTCCCCCGAGGAGCTTGTCCGCATCTACAATAGCGCCGAAGGAGCCCTCCGACACGATCTCGTGTTGGCGGACGGCACGAAGGTTACTTACTTCGTTGCTGGAGGGTCTTTCGGTAAAGTTGCTCCTGAGATTGCCGCAAAGTGGCTTGAGATGTTCCCCAACCGTGTTTCCACGGACAAGGACGCCATCGAGTCCGCCGGTCGCAAAGACGCTGACCTTGCCGCCGCTCAGAAGCGCATCGAAGAACTGGAAGCTCAGCTTGCGGCCAAGCCTGCGAAAGCAAGCAAGGCCAAGGCTGAAGCCCTAGTCTAATGTTCCTGTGGCCTACATCCTCCCAACTGTTCCGGATTTCAAGACACAGTTCGTAAGGGATTTCCCTTACGCTGTGCCGGTCGCGGGCGGCGGGAGCGGTGCAGTGCTCACTCCCACCATCGGGTCTAACCCCGGTGGTGGCATACTTTCCATCGCGATCACCGCTGGCGGTTCCGGCTACCCCGGAACCCCCACCGTTATCGCTCAAAGCGGCAACGGTATTGGCTCGGTCATTACCGCCTCGATCACCGCCGGTGTGGTCACGGGCGTCACTATCGTTCGCACGGGTTACGGCTACACCCAAGAACCAACGATCTACGTCTCCAATGGTCGCGGCGACAATACGGACACCTCGAAGGTGACGGATTTCGACATCGCCAGCGCACAGAACAAAGCCGCCAGTTTTAACATGACCCAAGCCCTGTGGAGTTCGCAGGCGGGGTTCACCATCGCCTACGGGCTTTTGTCCGCGCATTACCTGTGCGAAGACCTCCTCGCGGGCGGCATGGGCATGAACGGCAAAGCCGAATGGCTCACCCAAAGCAAGACGGTGGGCAACGTCACGGAGTCTTACAGCATCCCGGATCGGATTCTGAAAAGCCCCTATCTTTCCAAGTTGTCGAAAACGACCTACGGGGCACAGTTTTTGGAATTGGTTTCGCCCCAGCTCATCGGCAATTTCGCGAGCTTTCATCGCGATACTTTGCCGTGAACTCTGTCAAAAAAGACTTCTCAGGCTTCGCCAAGCTGCGCAAGCAGCTCCACGATCTCGAAACCTACAAAGCCGAGGTCGGCTTGTTCGAGGATACCGCTTTCCGCAAACCGGGACGCGGCGAGATTACCGACAATCCGTCTCTCGGTTTTGAACACGAGTTTGGCAACCCGGACACAAACTTGCCTGAGAGGTCTTTCTTGCGGATGCCCTTGATGACCCAGATGGGCGAAATGCTGAAGTTCGATTGGCTTCGCCGCATCCGCATGACGGGCGTCAAGTCTGCGGTCAAATTGCTCGGCGTTATGGGCGAGGAGACAGTGCAAGAGGCGTTCGCCACCGGTGGATTCGGCCAATGGCCTGCGCTCAGACCCCGCACGATCCAGCGCAAGGGTTCGTCCCGCATCCTAATTGACTCCGCTCAACTCCGAAAAGCAGTCACTTCCCGAGTCGTATGATTCCCAATCTAGGTATCCCCTGCGCGAACAAAGGTTCGGTCTCCGCTGCGAGTCCGCTACCCAACATGGGTTTTACCATCACCGGATGGTTCCGCCCAATGGAGCTGGTGCGACGCATCACCACGCTGGTTGATCGCGAAGCGCAGGTCGTATTCGTGCCGCTGCAATGCCAAGGCGTGATCCAGCCGCTTACGGGACGCGAGTTGAAGATCAAGCCCGAGGGTCAACGTGCGTGGAACTGGAATATGCTTCACACCACGCCCAACGTGAATCTGGCACCGGGCGAGGATTTCACTTTAGACGGTAAAAAATATCGGGTAATGTCGGACAAGGGGTATTCGGATTACGGATACATCTACTACGAACTCGTCCAAGATTATGTCGTCACAAGTTGAGTACATCAAAGTCATCGCAGATTTGATCCAAACCCAAATGGATTTGGCTCCGAATCGCGTGTTCTTGTACAATCAGGCTTGGAACCTTCCGCCCGACGATGGTCTGTTCGTGAACGTGGGTTTGCTTTCCAAAAAGCCGTTTGGTCTCAGCAAGACGTACCAATCCGTCACGGAAGAACAGGGCGGACTTTTGCAGGTTCAATCCATGAACGTGCAGGAAACGTACTCGGTTTTGATTTTTAGTCAGAACAACACCGCCCGCATCCGTAACCACGAAATTTTGTATGCCCTCAACGGTGACGCCGCCCAGCAAGCGCAGGAGCGATACTCTTTCAAAATTGGCTATTTGCCCACGTCCCTTATGGACGTTTCAGAGATCGACGCTGCGTCACGGCTTAACCGATACAATTTGACCTTTAACATCCTCTGTGGCTACTCACAGTCACGGAGAGTGGAGTATTACAGCACCATCCAAGATCCATCCATTTACACTCAACCATAAACTATCATGGCTAACCCAATCGACATCAGTAACGTCGTTACGATTTCCGTATCCGAAGCTCCTGCGGGCTTGTCGGATTTTCAAATCAACAACCTCCTCATCCTCACCAAAGAAGTTGCGGTGGTTTCTCCCGGCACTTTTGGCGTTTATCTCAACCCTACCGATGTCGGCACGGATTGGGGTACTTCGTCTGAAGCGTATGCGATGGCGAATCTCATTTTCTCGCAGCAACCCAACATCATTTCCGGTGGCGGATCGCTCATTATCGCCAACCAAGGCTCAAGCGAAACGCTTGCCGAGGCTATTGCTCGCCTCGAACCTTTGGTGTTCTTCGGCGGCGTGCTTTGGGCGGGTTACGCTCCTACGGACGCTCAGATCCTGACCGCCGGTGGAGTGGTGCAACCTCTCCGCAAAATGCTGTTTGCTTCTTCGCATCTCACGGCGTCCGTTGATACCGGCGAGATTTTTGACGACGTTAAAACCGCTGGATACACCTACGTTCGTTGCTTGCTCTACACGGTCAGTGCGCAAGCAGCCCGCTACATGGCGGCGGCTTATGCCGGTCGTGCGATGTCCACGGATTTCTCGGGTAGCCTCACAACTGCCACGATGCACATGAAAGAGCTGATCGGCGTCTTGCCTGATCCGAGCATCACGCAAACCATCCTCAACAAGTGCAAAACGGTTGGCGCGGACGTGTACATCAACATCGGCGGTCTTTCCAAGGTGTTCTGCACCGGTGGCAATACCTACTACGATTCGGTGTACAACCTCACTTGGTTGGTGTTTGCCCTGCAAGTTGCAGGTTTCAACGCCATCGCGACGACCTCGACCAAGCTCCCACAGACCGAGACCGGCATGGCCGTTCTCCGTGGCGCTTACCTCAACGTCCTTACGCAAGGCGTGGTCAACGGCTACTCCGCACCCGGCACTTGGAATGGCGCGATTCCGTTCGGCAATCCTGCCGTCTTCGCTCGCAACATCTCCCAGCTCGGTTTTTACCTCTACTCGGCTCCAGTCAGCACCCAATCCCAAGCGGATCGTCTTGCTCGCAAAGCCCCGCTCGTTCAGATCGCCGTCAAGGAAGCTGGTGCAATCCAATCCAGCTCGGTCATCGTCAACGTTCAAGCCTAACCTTTAACCAAATCCAACCATGTCTGTCGTCTCACTTACTGGTAACGATACCATCGTAATCGCGGGCCGAGTCCTTACGGATTTCGGTGATGCCGATAACGCCACCTTGGAGTTCCCGAACGAACTTGCCGCCGTCAAGGTGGGCAAAAACGGTAACGCCATTTACGCTCTCAACGCCACCGGTCGCATGGCCGATGTCGTTCTTCGCATCATTCGCGGCTCGAATGACGATGCCTTCCTCAACAACCTCCTCGCCATCCAAAACGCCAATTTTGCGGCTACCGTGCTTCTCACCGGTCAGTTCGTGAAACGGGTCGGCAATGGTCTGGGCGGCGTCATGAGCGACACCTACTTCACGTCTGGCGGCATCTTCTCGAAAGCCGTCAACGCCAAGTCGAACGTCGAGGGTGATACCGAGCAATCGCTCGCGATCTACACCTTGAAGTTCTCGAACGCTGACCGCGCTCAACTGTAATTTATGAGCGAGCCGATCACGCTTAAAAGTGGGGCAGTCCTGATTCTCGGGACGCCCTCCTTTGCCCACGGGATGAAGCTGTTCAAGGTCATCGTCAACGAACTCAAACTCGTTGACCTCGATCTGAGCACGCTCGATCTCCGGGCTTTTGCAGGTAAGGACATCAACAGTCTCAAGAACGCCATTTTCCAGCTCCTCGGTTCCGATGCGCTGGAGAACGCGATCTTCGATTGTGCGATGAAATCTACCTACAACAGCATGAAGATCACTCGCGACACGTTCACCCCCGACGAAGCACGCGCCGACTATTTGCCGGTCGCGTGGGAGGTGATTAAGCACACGCTGCGCCCTTTTTTCGCGAACCTAGACTTGTCGTTCTTGAGCGCCGACAAGCCGCAACAAAGCGACCCGCAGTAAGGATCACAATGGACAATGCGCTGTTCATTGCCCTTCGGCTATCGAAGGAGGGCTTTGGCAGCGTAGAGGCCATTTTGGATATGAGCTTGGACGTGGTTTTAGCCACGTTGGAGTACTCGACATTCCTTGCCGAGTACGAGGAAACTGCTATCGAGATTAACAAAGAACCGTGAAAATCGCGTCCCTATTTGTCGAGCTAGGTTTCAAGGTCGAAGGCAGCGACCTCGATAGTATGCGCTCATTCGAGACGACCCTGAGCAATATCGCGGCATCGGCAGAGCGGGCGGTAGCGGCTTTGAAGCAGTTGGGGATGGTGAAGATCAAATTGCCGCGAACGCCTGCGGCTGCGGCAGCGACCCCCAGTGCAGCGTCACCAACAGCTACCCCAACACCCTCGGCCCCTTCTCGCCCTTTGCCGGGGATGATGGAGTTCATTGGGCCGGTTAAACCTCCTACGCCGCCCCCGGCTGCACCGGCTTCTGGAACTTTTGGATCTTCAATTTTTGCCGGACTATCCAAAGCATTTCCCGGCCTCAAGATGTTTGCCCAGTTGGGCGCATTGGGCGCGGTAGTGGCGCTACTTTCCAAAGCGGTTACTTCGGCTACCACGGCGATAATCCGCATGAGCAAAGCCGCGTTGGACTCTGCCGTTTCTACGGACAAGGCTCGCGCCACTACCGGGTTGTCCGTTGGCGAGATTAAAGGCTTTGAGATGTTTGCTGCGAAAGCGGGCATCAATTCCGACGCTGTTGTAGAAGCCGCCAAGAGTTTCCAGACTGCGGCCCAAGAGATCCGGTATGGCGGCGGTGATCCGACGGCTTTTGGATTTGCTGGTATCAATCCTTTTCAGCCTGTTGCTGGTATCCTGAAAGATTTCGTCAACCAGACGAAGGATCTGCCAACAGAGGAAGCCCGTTACCGTGCTCAACGCATTGGCATTAACGACGAGTTGTTTTCGGCATTGCGTCAGTACGGGCCGGAAATTTCCAAAGCTCTTGATTCGTCTTTGATGTTGTCGGATGAACAACAGAAAAACACCCGCGAGGCAGCTCAAGCGTTGTCGGAACTCACTCTTGCGGTAAAGATGACCTACGATGCTTTCTTTTCCAATCTAGCTCCGGCAATCCGCGACATTGCAAACGCTCTTCGTAATTTTCTACTATATACGCCAAGTAAAAATCTCCAGTACCAGAATAGCTATATTCGCCCAATGGCTCCGGCACTAACGGGAAAAATTGGATCGGGTACCAGTCAAAACAATGTCACGGTAAATGCGGACATCCAAGTTGACGGAGCTAAAAATCCTACGGTTACGGCTGAACTGATTAGTCGGGAATTGAAACGGAGTCTTTCGGATGCCTACTACCAATCTCCGGCGTATCAGGGGATAAATTACTAACGTGAACAACATCGTCCCAACTCAAGGTCTCGACGTTTTTTCCGCGTTAAATACGTTGGTGGTTCAGACCTCGCGTCTGGCAATCGTGCGTCCCGACAATCCTCCTCCGGGCGTTGCGGGGTATTTGTTCAACATCGTCACGGACGATGCCGTAGATCTTGAAAGCGAGATCACCGATCACTTCATCGAGAACAATACGGCGATCCAAGACCACATCGCGCTCAAACCAGAAATCATCAGTGTGCGCGGATTGGTTGCAGAGCTGGCGGGTATCCAACCCACGCAAGAAAACATTTCTCAGCAAACCAATGCGTTGCCGGAAATTCCCGGTTACTTGCCAGAATTTACCGATGGCACCGTTCAAACAATGGTGCAGATGGAAATTGAACCTGAGCGTCAGAAAGCAGCTATTTCTGATTCTCAAAGTCTTTTTGGGTACTACAATTCTCGCGCTCCGCAAGAACCCAATCAGACCAAACAAAGTTACGTCTTTGGGTATTTTTACCAACTCTGGAAGGGTCGGCAGTTGTTCAGTGTTGAGACTCCGTGGGGCATCTGGAACAACATGGCGATCATGTCGCTCAACGCTACGCAAGGCGAGGATACCCGCACGGTATCCGACATTCGGATACAGTTTAAGCGCATCAGCAAAGTCGAGACCGTCACGATTACCCCCGGCAACTTAGCGGGTCGGGCTACTCTCCAACGCTCAGGTATTTCCCAGAACGGCGTCGTCGGCTTGCAGAATCTTACCTTTGCACAATCTCAGACCGTGATTGCCGGAATGAGTCCGGGTTCCTAGTCATGCAAAAGTTTGACCGGGTATATTCTTTGTCCGTCGAGGTGGACGACGGGGTAAATACTTCTCCGCTGCAACGGCGGTTCTTGGCAAATAAGAGCGTCACGATTACGTTGCCGTTCACTCTCGAATTTGAAGTCAACCGGGGCGGCATAGCGACGGCTCAAACGGCTACGTTTCGCATTTACAATCTGGGCGAAGTAACCCGTAACGCCATTCAGAAAGACAGCTTCGTATTTACCGGTTTTCGAGCCATTCAATTCCGCGCAGGGTACTGGTCTCCTGCGGGCAACTTCATGCCTCTAGTGTTTAACGGTACGGTCAAAACGGCGTACTCGTATCGTCGCGGCGTGGACTTCATCACCGAGATTCAAGCCTACGATGGCGGTTGGCAGATGAGCAACATCAGCACCGTTTCGTTGACTCTCGAAGCCGGATCTACCGGAACCGAAACCATTACTCGTCTTTCAAAATTGATGACCGGATTAGACGGGATTCCTATTGTCGGCAATTACCCTGTCGCGAACAAACGCGGTGAAGTCTTGTTCGGCAATGCGTGGCAACTGATCCAGCTCAAAAGCGGGTTTACTGCTGTCATCGACAACGGTCAGGTCAAAGCTCTCAACCGCGACGAGATCATCGCTGGTCAGATCCCGTTGATCTCCTCGGCTACGGGATTGCTGGGTAGTCCGCAGCGCAGTGACGCCAGTCTTGATTTCGAGATGATCTTCGAGCCTCGACTTACTTTGTACCAGTTAGTCCGACTCGAAAGTTCTTCTCAGCCGATCTACAATCGTAATTGGAAAGTCATGGGCATCCAGCATCGGGGAACTATCTCCCCTCGCGTGGGCGGGGATGCGCTTACCAAGGTTCAACTTTTCTTTAACGACACGTCTTTCAAAGCAATCGAAGCCAATCTCGTTCAATGAACACCGCACCCCTATCCTCCATCGCGGCACCAGATATGCGGTTGGTGCTGGACACTTGGATGAACAATTCGGCTTTGAAGCTGAACTGCCACCGGATCGGCACCATCGTTTCATTCGACACCGCCAAGCAAACGGCATCCGTTCAGATCGCCGCCCTTGCGGTGTTTGGCGACAAGACCGTGCCGTACCCTATCTTGACCCAGTGCCCGGTGTTCGTGCCTTCTGGTGGCGGCGGATGTCTGACCATGCCGGTCAGTCCGGGCGACTCCTGTCTCGTTTTGTTTAACGACCGGGACATGGACAACTGGTACGAGTCTGGCGCGGTTACGGCTCCCAACACCGCACGCACGCACGACCTGAGCGACGGACTGGTGATCGTGGGTTTCCGGCATCAGGCCAATCCGATCCCCGCTTACTCCGAAGAAGTCCAGTTGCGTCACGGCACTGCCATCATCGGGTTAGAGTTCGACGGGCTGATCCGTTTTCAAAATAGTTTTACTAGCTTGAAAGCTACCTTGGATGCCATCATAACCGCCCTCACTGCGTTGAACGCAAAGACTGGGCCGTCTGCCGCTACCCAGATTAGCATCGCGAACGATAAAATTTCCGTACTCCTTAAATCAGCAACGTGAACGATAAAATTTCCCAACTCCTCAAATGAAGATCATCACGGGCCTATCGGAGCAACCGAAACAGCAATCCACGCTTGTCCTTGCTGACGGGACTCGGGCTGTCTGGTCGATCTCCTACGTCGCACAGCAGACGGGTTGGTTCTACGATTTGAGTTGGAACGGCACAGTGATTGCCACCGGTCAGCGCATGGTGTCCTCCCCAAACATCCTGCGGCAGTACATCAACAAAATCTCTTTCGGCATCGCGGTCATCTCGCCCAATCAGCTCGAACCGACGACCCAGACGGCGTTGGTCGATGGCACCGTCACCTGCTACCTCCTCGAAGGGACTGATCTTCAGACCATCGAGACGACGCTGTTCAATGCCCCTGCCGGTCAGGTTCAACCGGTTGCCACTACTTCTGCCGGAGCACCGGTTGTCGTGTTGCCCGCAAACTGGGGGCCAGCAGGCGGGGATCTGGCGTATGCCTATCCCAATCCTCAAGTCGTCGCCATGCACGACGGCACCGGTCAACGGTTGGCCTTTGGTACGGTTGCTGATAACCAGTTTCTCAAACGAGTCGGAGCAACCGTCGTCGGGGCTACCGTTGCTCCCGGCACGGGTGATGTTGTTGGCCCAGCTACTTCGACTATCGGCAACGTCGCGTTGTGGGCGGATGCAGCAGGCACTGAAATTTCCGATGGCGGTACTCTGGGTACGGCTGCGTTCCTGCCTAGCTCCAATTTCCTTGGCGCTACCGCCGCCGCTACCGGGGATCTGTCGGGCAACTACCCCAGCCCAAGAGTTGCGGCTATCCATACCACCACTGGCGGAGGGACCAAGCTCACGATTGGTGAGGTTGCCGATGGTCAATATCTCGTTCGCAGCGGCAGCACTTTGATCGGCAGCGTGCCCAGCGGTGCCGGTGACGTGTTCGGCCCCAGCTCGACCGTGACGGTCGGCACCGTGGCGCTATTCGCTACTGCGGATGGCAAAACGCTCGGGCCATCGGCCATCACGTTAGGCACCATCGCTTCTCAAGCGGCAAGCAACGTCTCGATCACTGGCGGCTCGATTGCTGGTGCGGTGATTACGTCTGGCGCGGGTGGCTCAATCGACGGCGTACCAATCAACGGTTCAACCATCGGGGCCATTACCGCCAGCAGTGGCAGATTCAGTTCCGTAGTTTCGACAAGTAGCATCTCTGCGGCAACGACAATCACTGCAACCGGAAACATTGGAGCGGCTAACTTCAGCGGATCTTCCAGCGGCACAAATACGGGTAATCAAACTATCTCGATCACTGGCGATGTCTCGGCGGCGGGCAGCACCGGCGTCCTTACCTCTACCGTCACCCGGATCAACGGAACTTCCTTGGCGGGATTAGCGACGGGTATTCTCAAAAACACGACCATCACAGGCGTTCCATCTATCGCGGTCGCCGCAGATTTTCCGACGCTTAATCAGAACACCACAGGCAATGCGGATACGGCTACCGCTCTGGCGAATACCCGCACCATTGGTGGGTCTAATTTTAACGGTACGGGAAACGTCACGTCGTTTCCTGTTCCCGGTCCTATTGGGGGTACGACTCCAGCAGCCGCCAACTTTACGACGGTTGGCGCAAACATCCATGTGCAAGCTACTGCGGGCGCAAATGACGCATCAAAACTTTACGTTTCTGGAGCAGTAAGCACTTTGCAATTTGGCAGTCCAACCGAAGCAGTTACTGGCCTTAAATATGATCGGTCTTTAGGCACCCTCTCGTTTTTTAGCGGAACCCAAGCAAGCCAAACAAATTTTGCGGTATTTGGCGCTAGTAGTTTTGCTATCACTGGCGCATTAAGCAACACCACCGGAGCTAACTTTGCGACGAGTAGCGGCAACGTGGGGATTGGTCATGCAAGCCCATCAGCAAAACTAGACATCCGAACCGGTGCTGGAACATCGGCGGTGATAAATTTGTATAGCGGAAACAATTCTACTGCCACAAAAATTAGCCTAGGCCAGATTGGGTCTATTGACTGGGACGTTGGCGTGACCGGTACAAACGGATTTTTTCAAATCGGCGGGCTTGGCGGCTCGATGGCGCAAGCCTACACCATTGCGCGAAGTGGCACGGGTGTCACGGCCCATACGTTCTACGTTGGAGGCGCAGCTCGAACTGAAATTACTTCTACCGGCGTCGTAGTGACGGGGGCGCTATCGGCCACGGGAGCAGTAAATACACCAAATGCGTTTGTCAGCACGGGTCCAGTTACGGCAAATGGAGCCGACCGAGTAACCCTCGATTTTGGCTTTGCCACCACCGGACGAGTTATCGCGTGGGGGCCAGACAACGCAACGGCAGGCCAGCTTGATCTCGGGGTGTTGTCCGCAAATGCCGCAGTGGGCAGCACTAATATTGCCCGCATCTCCTCAAACGGCCTCGCAATTACGGGGGCGGTGTCATCCACTACCGGAGCAAATTTTGCGACAAGCAGCGGCAACGTGGGCATTGGGACAACGATCCCTTCAGTGCGGCTATCTTTTGGAGCAAATGCCAATCAGACTTTTGCTTTATATGAAAATTCCGGTGGTGCAAACTTGTTTGGTTTCAAGTTTGCTACTGGAACGGACAGAATTGCAGTAGTTGCCAATTCAAACGAATGGGTTTCTATTCTTGCGGGAGGA